TAATGTATCAACTACAGGTGGAGCAGTTACTAATGGAACATTAACTTTTGGAATTAATAATGTACAGATTCCCTCACAGAATGTAGTTTCATTTGGTAAGAAGTTTACTGTTGCAGAGACAAAACACCATAATCCATTTGCATTTAAAACAAATGGATCAACTGCATGGGCATCTGGTGATCACAATAGTACTGCATGGCCTATAGGGACAGGTTCTAGTACCAACATTGATACTGCAACTTCACTGGGTTTAGTGGCATGGGTTTCAACGAATTACTATAAACCTTACAACGGTGGACGAGTTGTTAAGTGGGTTGCTAGTGATGGGACGATTAAGACATCAGTTAATATGATGCCACCAAATGCTAGGTCAATAGCTAACTCAGCATCACTTGCAAATGGTAATGCAAAGGCAAATGCTTCTATAGCAAATAATACTTTTTATCCTACATTTGAAGCAACAGCAATAGACACCTCACTTGCAGAAATTGCAAAGACATTCCACTACGGAGAGTTTGGGAATGGAGCTGCGAATGGGAATGCCAGTTGGAAAGATGGAACTACAATGACTTCGGCAGATACCCAAAACGTAACCTCTGTAATGGATGATGGACTGACAAGTATATCTGGTAGTAGTGTTTATGCTGATGCACAAGGAGGTCATCGTACACTTATACCTTTTAATAATAATGATTATTATCAAGTGACTTTTATAGGTACTGGTGTTACAATCAAGGTGGAAGGTGGTTATGGAACTGGTACTTATAATCTTGCACAAAACTTACCTTATGGCACCCATGTTTTAAAGGTATATAGAACTAGTAACCACCCTACATACACTATAGATGGTGTCAGTCTAGGGCAAATAAGCAATGCCACTTATGGTGGTTTTACTTACATGACCTTCCATCAACCAAAACTCCCACCTATTCCAGAGGATGCAGTAATCATTAGTGATTATATGCTGATGGCAGATTTTGTAGGGATTACCGCAAGTACATCAGTGGTCGGAGGATTAATCTCTAAAGGAACTCGTTTTGCTAGTCCTTCAAGAGATTTCAAGTACAATACACCTACTGGTTCTTTTACTTTTCTAGCGAGCGTGTCTGCTGGTTATCCAACTAGTGGTTTTGCAATTTATGCTGGTTCGGGCAATATAAGTCAGGGACTACTGCCGTTTTTTGGAGTAAATGCAGATCAGTCAAAATTTCAAGACAGAACAAAGTTATGCTTTGATGCAGAAACAAGTGAGTCAGGTATTACTAAACCATCATCTGTAACTAGTACTTGGTATAATCATAATTATAAGGCAACTAATCTAACTGTAGGTGTGCATACTTTAAAACATTTGGCAAACAATAATCACTGGAATCATGGTGATACATACATAGCCTCACCAATCCACACCAGTTCACACTACCAAACCTTTGAAGGGCCCTACCTGAATGAGTTAGTAGGGGGCGACAGGAACATGGAACAGAATAATCTGGTGGTTACTCCAGATGGTAAGACATGGGAACAATTTTCAAGTCCGTATAAACCCTCTTATCCAAAAGCCGGATGGCATCTAAGAGCCTCAGATAAGGCCGCTATTGCTAATGGTGTACCTTATAATAAAATAAGAGGTACATACCAGAACCATCCCACAATGCAAAAGAACTGTATTGTAATGCCTATTGATGGAGCAGGTGGCAACCTCATTATTCAAGTAACTGGATGGTATCAATTGTCCTTTAATGAAATTCCACACAGTAATCAAGGTAGTGGTTCAGTGATAAAATTCTGGTATAAGAATGCAGTTCAATTTTTGGGACATGGGTTGACAAATAGAGGTGATGTCGCAGATCCCCAAGAGGTTTCTTGCACCGTTTATTTGGAAAAAGGCGATAAAATCCACGGCAGTCATTATTGGAACACATTTAATACCAGTTCATTCTTCTCTGGCACATACTTAGGAACATAACATGACACAGTTCATTACAATAAAAAATGATACAGTACAGGATGTTCAGGATGCGTCTTGGATGAACCATAGTAAAGCTTCAAGTTTTCTCTCTGATGAGGAATGGTGGTCTTCCTTAACTAAGGATGCAGATAATCAGTATATTATTGAAGATGATGGAAGTTATTCTGTCAGTGAGGTTACTGATGAGGATGTTCCTGCAAGACTCCTTCAACTTGATAATTATATTGAGCGTTCATATATGACAGGAATCATATACAACATCACATGGTCAGACTCCAAAGTATCAGCAGTCACAGGTCAGAACATGGCTGGTGAAGACATTACAATCCAAACTCATTTCTCTGGTGATGATACTGCAAAGACTACAAGATTATTAGCAGATGAATGGACACGAATAAGAACAGAACGTACTAGACTTCTCGCAGAAACAGATTATATGGGCCATTCTGATATGACCATGAATGATGCTTGGAAGGTATATCGACAAACACTGAGAAACATACCATCTGTACAATCATCAAAAACGACATATGCAAGTATTACATGGCCGACCAAACCGTAGCAGTAAAAACGAAATGGCCGAAGGATAATTCGGAGTCAATAGAATAAAAAAGAGAGGTTTTGTCATTCTTCACTTTCCGTAGTTAATAAATATAAATATGAAACCAATGGATAATTTTATCAATTTACGGAAAGAATATGGCAGTCTCACTAAAGAAAAAAAGTCAAAACTACATTATTGATCAAGGTACTACCTTTGAAAAAACAATAGGTGCAGAGAATGCATCTTCTTCATCCGTGACCATTTCCTCTGGTACGGTTGCAGGCGGAATGATTAAGAATTACGCCTACGCAAACACTATTCAAGCATTTACAACTTCTGTTTCTGGTGCAAATTGTACCTTCTCGTTGACCGCAACGCAAACTTCTGGTCTAGCAGAGGGGAAATACTTCTATTCTCTTACTTACACTCAGAGTGGTGGGACAATTAAAGAACGACTTGCAGAAGGACTCATTACAGTAGAACCATCGGCAGAAATTAATAACGGATAATAAACCATGTCTTCAACACAACCAGCATCAACTACAGAATTAAAAGAATATTGTCTGCGAAAACTAGGAAAGCCTGTTATTGATGTGAACCTTGCAGATGAACAGATGAATGATATGATTGATGAGTCTATTCAATTCTTTCAAGAATATCACTTTGATGGGACAGAAGTTCATTATGCAAAAGAACAAATTTCGGCCAGTACTCTTACATTTGCAAGTGCATCAACTGGAACATTTAGCACAGAAGAAACAATCACAGGTGGAACTTCTGGTGCAACTGCAAAAGTTCATGAGGTTACAAGTTCAACTGTTTTAAAATTCAAACAGCACAAAAATCCTGACGGATTGCGAGAAGCAAATACTTCTGCAACATTTACCGCAGGTGAAACGATTACAGGAAGTGATTCAGGTGCAACTGGAACTGCTCATGCAACGCAAGCAACAGCTGTCGTGTTTGGAAACATAGATACGAAAGCAATCACGGCGGATGATACTATTATCGGAATACGAGATGTTCTTCCAATCAGATCATCTAAACTTGCTTCTGATGATATGTTTTCTATTGAGTATCAATTCAATTTAAATCAATTGCCTGGTCTTCTTAAAGGGAGCGGAGGTCTTTCAAACTATGCAACAACCAGACAGTATATTTCTTTGATGGATGATCTATTCTCTAAAAGTGATACAAGACAGATTCGTTTCAATAGACTCACTGACCAAGTCCACATAGATATGGATTGGGATCACGGAATTAAAATAGGTGATTGGTTGGTTCTACAGTGCTACAAGAAAATTGATGGTAGTGTTTACACAGAATTATACAACGATATTTTTCTTAAAAAATATACAACTGCATTGTTCAAGAAACAATGGGGTGCAAATCTTATGAAGTATGAGGGAATGCAATTGCCGGGCGGTGCAACTCTCAATGGTAGACAGATTTATGACGATGGCCATACCGAATTAGATAAATTAGAAGAAGAATCACAACTGCGGTATCAGTTGCCCGATAACTTTTATGTAGGATAGTGTAATGGCAACAAATTCATACTTTCGTACATTTGATGCAAAAAATGAACAAGAACTTTTACACTCTCTTGTTACTGAATCAATTCAGATATACGGACACGATGTTTCTTATATTCCAAGAACTTTAATAAACACCGATACAATTCTGGGCGAAGACGCTATTTCAGAATTTAAAGATGCTTACTCAGTAGAGATGTATATCAAATCCGTAGATGGGTTTGAGGGTGAGGGCGATTTAATGTCCAAGTTTGGATTGGAAGTCCGTGACCAAATTGTATTCTCACTTGCACGAAGAGCTTGGGAACGATTGGATCTAGGAGTTCGGCCGAAAGAGGGAGACTTAGTTTTCTTTCCTCTTACTAATAAAGTATTTCAAATTATGTTCGTTGAACACGAAACACCTTTTTATCAAACAGGCGCATTACCTACATTTGATATTACCTGTGAACTATTTGTTTACTCTGACGAGAAAATGGATACTGATATTGATGCAATTGATGTAATCGAACAGAAACAATCTTTTGTTCGTACATTTGAATTGTCAAGTATTTCAGGAACATTCTCTGAAGGGGAAACTGTCACTGGCGGAACTTCATCAATTACAGGAGAAGTTGCAAGGTGGGACTCTTC